TCGACATCGTTTTCTAATTGAGGTTCTTCAGTCTCCTCGACAGGGTTTTCAACGTCAGGAGAGGGTTCGCTATTATCACTCTCACCTTCATTCTTTTCGACCCTGCTGTTTTCAAAGAACCTTTTGAGGTCGTTCAGACCCATTTCCGCAGTTACTTCGGGGACTGCTACCCCTTCTGTTTCTGTTACCATGCTGTTAAACCTGCAAGTAGGTGTTTATTCCGATTGTTTTTAGGGAACAAAAGAAAACCCGTGCAGCAGTTACTACACGGGTTTCAGTGGGGAGGGAGGGGTGTGATGTGCGGTTAAGGTCGTTAAAAACCCTACTAAGCTATAAAGGTATATATTTATTCATTATCAACTGTGTCTGCAATAGCTTGTAATCTTCCTTTTATTTGATTTATGCAATCAACTCCACCTGCGCTATGTGCAAGTGAACCGTGATCTTGTGCTGTCATTTGATGACTTACATGTTCAACCAGTTCCTCCTTGATCTCCTCAAGAAGATTATTCATTGCCGCAAATCGCGGATCGCCAATTAAGGTTTTGAGATCGTTTCCTGTCATGCCCCTAATCTTCCAATTACTGCATTCTGTTTCTGCTGCAACTGGAATTGCAACTGCTGCATTCGCTTGTCAACGCGACCCTTGAACTCCTCGTCCTGCTGGTAGCGTTGCTGTGCGCTTGGGCTGTTCTGGATAATGTCTTGCATGACTTGAAGTCGCATCTCATGGCTTTGTCCTTCCCTGACATCCTCATCTATCCCTGCCGACATCCTTGCAAACACATTTTTCTCATCATCAATCTCTTTTTCTGCCGCAGACTCCGCTGGCATCAGCAATTTCTCGCCCAGAACAGGGTCAATGAAGCTGAACACCACCTGCATGAGTTCCGCACGATCAACAACACCCTGAGTGTCGAACTCTCCCACAGCGACCTTGAGTAACTCCAACTTACGTTGCATTAGGTCTTGGTCTAAATTAGACACGGCGAAATTTAACTGTATGTCAAATTGACCCTGAATATCGTCTCTGCCAGCACTTAACATCTGCGCCTTGGACGAACCCACAACCCGGAAGAAAAACTCCTCTGAGGCGAACTGCTGCGTCAAAGCAAGCACCTGCTCCATTACCCTCCTCCAGTTGTCCAGCCACTTGGATACCATGTGCTGTTGCCGCATCATGGCATAAGCTTGGTTCTCCTGACCTGTTACTCTTCCGAAGTATCTGTCACAGGTTTCCCGAATGCTGTCCTCGATCTCCTTGCTCCCAGCATTGTAGCTTGGTGTGTCAGCATACTGATAGTCATCTGACCTCACCCGTGGAACAAGTGTCCCCGGACCCCACTTGGTTGGTGGGCGACCTGGGGGATGATGAAGTGGCGGCATGGTTGCCAATGAGTTGCGGTCTACCCTTGCATCCCACTCATTCTTGATCTGCTTCTGCCAAGTGAACCCGATCTCACCGTAGCCACGCGAATCGTCAACCCTGCGGCTTAACCATTCTCTCCTGAACATTACGAAGGGATACTGGCAATGATCGTAATTCATTAGCTCACTTACCGCATAAATATCTTTGCCTCGCATGTCTGTTGGCATGTGGGGCGAGAAACAAGTGTAATGGATTCCCGGCACATCCTCATCGTCCAGCTTGCGTTCATAGCAATGGACAATCTCGTAAATCTCCTTGGTGTCAAAAATGATGTCCCGGCGATTGGCGTTGCTACGGGTTGCCATTGCAGAACGATCAACCGTGATGGTCTTTCCTTTGCTGTTCTCGACAACTGTTTCAACCCACTTCTTATCCCACCCCTTGCTTTCTATTCCATCATACAAAGCTTCCTTGGTTATGAACTCCTTGTAGTAGCACCGTCTTGCATCCTGCAACTCAGTAGTGTCAAGCGGCACAAAGAAGTCCTCACCCAACCGCAAGGCGACCACGGTCGGTCGATTCTTGACTGTCATCTTGACAGGGTAAGTTGTTGCTCCGGTCTCCCGCAACTCCCTGACCATCTTACGCATCTTGGACTGCTTGACCTCTGGGAGTATTAACATGCCAAGCGCAATTGCTTCATCCTCTCTCTCAGGGTCCAGAATCATCTCAGGAAACATGGACAGGTTCTCGCTTGTCTGGGCGAGTTGCCCAATCGCCTCCATGTCAATGTCCGCAATTGTCCTCTGTTCCTCCACATCCCAAAACACACCGACAACACCAATGCCGTTTTCAAGCATGTAGTTTGCCGCAAGTTCCGCTTCATCATGGAACTCTTTAATCTGGTTGTTTAACTGATAGCGCATCAAGTTGGTCACAAGACTTGCCTGTTCCGCATCGTTGCTCTCTGTCGGAAATGCCGACACCTGTGAAGAACGAAGGGAGGTCATCAGCATGTCGATGTCTTCGTTGATGTAGGTGTCAACTACTGGAGGGCGACTATCTGATGCCCCGTCAAACGGAACCGGATTACGCCCAAGTTTTGATTTCCATTTACGACCATCGTCGCTTTGCCCTGACCACACGTTGAAACGGGTCTCCCAGTTCAACCGTGTCCTATCGTAGTATTCGTTTCCCCTGCGAACTATCTCATGGAACTCATTCGCAATGTCCTTAATATCTTTGTCCATTATATTTCCATTACCGCACCTTCAGGACCAAGCTGCATAAGGGTTCTGATTGATTCCCGCAGGAACCTCCTTTGCCTCTTGTCCATATCTATCAACTTCAAAACACCCATGTCAGCTAGATCAATGACAAGCTTTCTATTCATGCCCGTCACTTTACACACTTCATGGGTTCTTAGTGTTAATGGTAAGTCGTTAAAATTAACCTTCATACTCATCTCCTCCTGTTGCCGACAGGAGATCACCGTCCAACGACAGAACTCCTGCCTTGAAAAGATACCTGTCGCAATCAACAACATCCTTCAGCGCACCTTTAAGACCATCTCTTCCGGTGTATTCCTGCATAGCGTAAATTGTTTGCTCGCACTCTTCAGAAATGTAATAGCGGGGACAATTCATTGATGTCACCGGACTCCCTTCATCATAGTCAAGGTAGTCATTTATCAATTGCAACCCTTCATCTATATTCCCCCCAGGTGCAGGTATGAAATCCAAGCTGGGTCCAGTTACATTCCCATGCTTGTCTCTCTGCTCATCTTCAAGCAGGGATATAATGCTGGTTCCCTCTTCTGCACTTGGAACTGCTGCACCGCCCATGCGAGGGTCAATCAATCTCTCGTAAATCTTTTCCTTCTTTGACCCATCCCAACTCTTTGTCTCCTCGTCATAAACCCAACCCTCTGCTTCAAGGAATATCTTCTTGTAGGCAACGATGGACTTGCCCATGTCAAGCGTCTGTGCCGGTCCCGGTTTTCCATCCGGTTTCTCACTTGGCAAAGCCCACTCACCGTAGTTCTGTCGGTCAGGAAACTCCCGGTAAAGGAACACCCTTCCAATGTCATCAATGATGTACCACTTGAAGAACCAGTTCTTGTTTCCCGCAGGGTCACAACTGACGTATCGAGTTCCCTTGTCTGGTATGGTGTCAACTGGAACCACATGAACCCTGTCATCGAACTTGTTGAACACGTTACCCTCAAGTTTCTCTGCCCAACCGTATGCCCGAATCTTGATGTCCGTTGAAGGTTTCCCCTCAAGCATCCTGACAATCTGCTTGTACCCTCCAAATGGATTGTAGTGACTATGAAAACATATTGCCCTTGAACTCTTCCTGAACGGTTGAAGTATGTACGGCATGTGTCCGGGGCGGCATCCCTGAACATGAACCGTTTCAGGGTTCAGAAGTTCAGCAGGTTCATCCTGAATTACCCGCGCCCCTGCAACATAATCCTTCACTGTTGCACTGTATCCCCTGACAGGTGTAAACGAGATAATCAGTTTCCCCGATCTGGTTACAATACGGAACCATAGGGTCTCGATCCAATCAAGGGGGACAAGCTCATCACAAAGAATCATGTCACATTCACCACCCTCAAGAACAGTGATATTCTGAGTATAGTTAAGGAACCGACAACGCGATCCATTCGGAAGAACAAAGCACTGCTCCGTGAATCCTCCCTTGTCTGTCCAGTTGACGTTTACCCGACTTCCCTTCTTCCCTAGTTCTCTCCATTCAGGGGGAAGGTATTTTCTTATGACAGGTTGTTGTAACTCAATTGAAGTGGCAAGGGAGGAGTGGAAACACCACACAACGGCATTCTCAATATTGCACAATGTCTCAACCGCAAGCTTACAAGCGAACTCGGTCTTCCCACTACGGTTGCCTCCCAGAATCAGAAGTTCATCTGCATCGGTAAGCAGTCGCCTTGCGTCTTTCCAGCAATCAAGCTCGAAACCGCAGCGAAGAGGATCAATGTCCCCCAGCTTTATTGCGTTCTCCCTTTTCTCGATTAACTCAACGACAAAATCAATGCCCCGCTCTTTAGCAAGACCCTCGATTCTCTCGTCAGGTATCGTCGGAAGATACGGGTGTGGTGTCTGCTTGTACTTCGACAACCTCGTCCCAGTAAATCGCCCCGTCCTCTGAATGCTTCAGAAGCAGTGATTCACCTATGCCGGTGTTGTTCCCCCTTTTTGAAAATACCAACTGGAATTCATTTGTGTCATCCTTGCGAACAAGGACACTGACTGTGCGTGGAAAGTTCACTAACTCACTTGTCCCTGCCGCAAGATAGCTCATGTCGGTGTGGGACCAGTGACTCCTAGCATGGGAATCCACGCTTGGCTTGCCGTT